CTACAGAATAATTGTTTTTACAAATTATAGAAAAATGCTAGTTACTTCTGTACATAGTATTACAAGGCAATTATATTATATCTGCTTTGTGATTATATTTCAACTTTATTTTTTAATATTATTCTGTTGTACTTCCAAAACCACCATTTCTAATTCCAGTTGCATCATCATCTTCTGTGATGCCATATTCAACAAAAATTCCCTGCATAAATCCTTCGCCAGATTTAAGACCTATAACTTTTTCTTCGTTAGTGTCGTTTGTAATTTTTGCAAAAATGTGTCCCTCATTGTCAGAATTATAGTAATCACTGTCAATGATTCCGACTGTATTATTGAGCTGTAATCTGAATTTGAATCCCAGACCACTTCTAGGATAACATTTCAATACCCAGTCATTGTCAATTCTGCATCTGATTCCGGTAGGTACTTTTACTGTTTTACCAGGTTTAATTTTTAGCCCGATTGGTGTGAAGAAATCATATCCGGCAGAACCAACCGTTGCACGTTTCGGTAATTTGATTCCGTCATAAATCTTTCTAATAATTTCCTCATCACTTGCGTTAAATGTATCTCCCCAGTCCTTCTTGAACTGCTCATAACTTACCTTTTCAAATTTTGCTACTACTTTTGCCATTATAACATTTCCTTTCTTTTCCAAAGTATTATTTTATTCGCCACTATGCTTTTTTGCACATCAATGATTCTCTGATTTCTACTGCCACGAAATTGTAATCGAAGATCTTTTTCTTCTATTCGGAATTCTCCATCTACTAAAACATCACATAATTTTAATAGGCTTTTATACTTATCCTGGTGAATTATTTCTTCATATTTATATCCTGTATAAATCCATAGTTCTTTTTCTGGATAGAGATTTTTGAAATCTTTACTTACAAAATATGAAAGTTCCACATTATCTAATGGATCACCACCAGAAAGAGTAAGCCTAGAAATATGCTTTTTTGATAACTCATTAAATAGTTCGTCATAAGTGTTTTGTGTAAATGTAATGCCCTTTGACTTATCCCATGTAGATTGGTTGTGGCAACCTTTGCAATGGTGGGAACAACCTTGTACAAACAAAGTTGCTCCAACTCCATTACCATTATTTACATCGAATTTATCAATTCCGGCAAATCTGAAATCAGTTTCAATGCCGTTAATGAGATTCATTTTTCTCCGTTTTGGCTTTTAAGGCATTGTTAAAATGTTTCACACGGTAGTCAACTTCCTGGCGTTTTCCTTCATTGAATGCTTCAATGTAATCACCAGTGAGATATCCCGTTACTCGTCTTAATCTTCTGATTTTTCGACAACCGCAAATCGGGCATTCATCTCCGATTTCATCTGTATAACCACATTCGGTACACATGTCATTCGGTACATTGACTGCAAAATAAGGAATATCCTTATCCATTGCATAGTTTACAATTTCTTCAAGTGCATCAATATTTTGTTTTACGCTTGATGGCAATTCGACATATGTAATGCAACCGGCTGAACTATATCCTGTAAGTTCTGCCTCTATGTCAATTTTTTCAAAAGGACTCATTTCTTCCCAAACTGGAACGTGCATTGAATTTGTGAAGAATTTCTTATCAGAAACATTCGGGATTTCTCCGTACTTATTTCTGAATTTTGACATTGCTGTAAAGCATAAGTTCTCTGCTGGGGTATAATATACTCCAAAGTTTAAACTATACTCTTTTTTGTATTCGGCACATCTATCTTTGAAAAGCTGCTCAATTCTCTTTGCGGTTTCCATACCTTTTTTAGTTGTATGATTGCAGCCAACTAAAATCTGTAAAGTTTCTGCAAGACCAATCTGACCAACTGCTAATGTTCCGTGTTTCATGGCAGATTCGATATTTTTTCCATCGAAACCTTCCATTACAAAATTTTCGTACATGAATTTCGCTGAGTCTGGTGACTGTTTGCAAATCCATAAATATCTTTCGATAAGCATGTCTTTCGCTTCATCAATCTTCTTATCAAGATATTCCATGAAGCTGTCAACCAATAATTTTTCATCGTATTCTTTTCCACCAGTAAAACAATTGTTCTCTTCAAGTGAAACTTTTGTTTCCATAGCAAGTGTTGGCATGATGATAGTTACCGGGCAAATATTACCCCTACCGTCTTTTGTCTGACCAAATCCATTGATATCCCAACCGTTAGCCGTTCTACAGCCCATTGTTGAGAAGTATGTTTTCGGATCATCTGGATCATACCCTTCATTTCCTGACCAATCACAGTTAGCGTAATTCGGGTAAAGCCTCTGTGCAGTTGAACGGAGTGCCAATCTATATAAATCATAGTTCGGTTCTCCTGGCTTTCTGTTGATACCTTTCTTCAACTGAAAAATACCACATGGGAAAATACTTGTTTTATGTAATTTTCCGATTCCAGCGATAGAAACATCAAGTAATGCTTTAATTACCATTCTTCCTTCTGGTTCAGTACATGTACCATAGTTGATAGAAGTAAATGGTAACTGATTTCCAGATCTTGACTGAAGCGTATTCAGATTGTGATATAATGCTTCAATTGCCTGTTTTGTTTCAATGATTGTATCGTATAAAGCAGATTGATAGAAAATAGGATTAAGTTTTTCTTTATTTGCAAAGAAAAAGTCCTCTTCTTTCAGTCCTGTCTCTTTGTAAAAGTTTTCTTTATTCTCATCAATCCAGTCATCGAATCGGTTTCTGACAATGCCAATTTCGTCTTCGTAGTTATCAAACAGCATTCCCATAAGGTCTAAGTATAAGAACGCTGCTGTATTTTTTAAATATGCCACAATATAATGTTTTCTGAATGATTTTCGCACATATGGCATAAGTGTCCAATCAATGTGTGTTGCAGAAACACCACCGAACTGCTGCAACGACTGTAACTGGAATATTACAGCAATCAATTGTCCGGCTGTATTGACAGATTGTGCTGGGCGAACATCCGTCTGTCGTACATTAAACCCATTTGCAAGTAATTTATCAAATGGAATGCTGAGACAATTGTGCATACCAACCGCATAACTATTTAAGTCGTGTGTATAGATTCTGTTAAGAATATGGTTGTTTCTTGCCAATTCGGACATGCACTCATCAAGAGCATACTGTTTCAGCATAACATCACTTGCAGCACCAATCATTCCACCAAATGATTTTTCATCAACATTTGCATTCTGATTCTCAACATCTTTAGCTTTCAATTTCTCTGAAAACTGTTTCATGAGTTCACTTCTGCGTCTTCTGTCTCTGGTTCTATCATTTCTATAGATGATGTACTTTCTTGCGACTTTCATATCTTTTTTAGCAAGCTGAGATTCTACAATATCCTGTATTTCCTCAACTTCCATATCTTTATCAAGCGCACTGATATTTTCTGCAATTTCTTTGGCTCTTGATTTTGCATATTCTGTTTCTTCTTTTTCAACATCATAGAATGCCTTTAAAACAGCATTCTCGATTTTTTCAGGTCTGAATTCCTGAATCTGTCCATCACGTTTGTAGACCATTAAAAATCCTCCAATTTATCAATAAGTTCATAAATCTCATCCCAACCATGAACCCTAAAGTTCTTTGTGTTGTCCTCCTGTACTGATCTGTTCCAGGGTTTATCAAATATGAAATTATATTTAACTGGTGAATCTTTCGTATGATCCAGTGTAAAATTCCCTATACAGTCATCAATAAGGATATCTCCATGTACCAAGTGTTTGTCCCGGCACACAACAAGCATTCCACTATCGTATTGCGGAATGTTCCGTTTGAGCCATTCATCTTTGACTCTTACATGGTCAGGATAAGTTGATGTAACAAAATAGAAATTGTATTTTGCCATCAATTTTCCGATTACTTCTTTTGCTTTTGGCTGTAGCTCTAAAGAAGATAGGAATTCATCAGTACCAAATTCCGTGAATATATTTTCACATTCTGGCTTGATGAATTTTTTAACTTCCCAGTCTGTTATGTCATTCAGAGCGAGACTGTCATTGTATTGCTTGTTATATTCGACAAGGATTTTTTCAACTAAGTTATTTATCACTTCGTCCACATTACATAATATCGTTTTGCATTTATTTATGCTTGTTTTTCGTGTTGAAGTATATTTCTGATGTACAAATTCTGCCATATCCTGTGGTGTAAATTTATACTCAGGGTTTTCAATAACATATGTTACCTCATCTTCGATTCCGTCAAACTGACCGACATCTGAAGCATCTCTTCTTTTGGCTTCTTCAATGTCATCTTTTCTTTGAAGAATCTTTATCAGACGATCTCTTCTAGGAACTTTTATATAAATGCTTGTAACATCTATATCAGATTTCATTTTGAGCTGTCTCATTCCATGTGGTGTAAGAACAGCTACTTTGTCGTTTGTACAGTCTTCCACTGCACTTCCATAGTACCAACCATTATAGACTCCGATTTCTGCGAAAAATCCACTTTGAGCTTTCTTCAAAAATTCTTCTTTTGAAATATAATGGTAATCTACACCATCAATTTCTCCTTCTCTTGGGTTTCTAGTGGTATAAGATACTATTTTGTTGTACCCATATTTTTCGCATAAAATCTTTTCAATAGTTGACTTACCGCTTGCACTTCCTCCAACAAGTATAAGCATTAAAAGTCCTCCTGCTTTTTACGGTTCTTATATGTGAGAAATTCGTATGGGATAGATTGATAATACTGAATATCACCACTTTCCACACATTTCCATGTGTTATCTTCCTCTATATTAGGGAAGAACGTATCAGATTCAAAAGACTTATAAATCTTTGTCACGAATACTTTTTCACAATATGGAAGCAATTTCTCATAGATTTGACCACCACCAATAATGAAAATATCACTGTCTTCATTTTGGATAAGCTCTATCGCTGAATCCATTGATATAAAATCTACGCCATTAACATGTTTCTGGCTTTTGCTGATTACATAGTTTTTTCTATTTGGTAGTGGCTTTTTTGGAAGAGAATCCCATGTTTTTCTTCCCATAATTACGATTGAACCGTTTGTTCTTTCTTTGAAAAATTTTTTGTCTTCTGGGATATTGATAAGCAAATCTCCGTTTCTACCAATACCCCAGTTTTCATCTACTGCTACTATTGCTGCTATCATTCAAATCTTACCTTTTGATTATTTGATGTTGACTCAAATACTCTGCTGCGTCTTGAACACCTGTTAAATAAGCAGTATATAAGTTTGTATCTTTTTTAAATTCTTCAGCATTTTCACTATCCATTGCATACCCAACAAGTTCTTCTTCTGTCCGTATATCCTCATAAATTTTATCTATTTTATTCAGACATGATTCGCAAATATCTATTTTGCCCTTATGGACTATTCCGGCGAAAAATCTAATTACACTATCAAATGTATTTTCGTCTATCGTTCTTCCACATATATCACATTTAATATAATTTACTCTTGCCATATCATCACCTAAATTCCGAGTTCCAACTTCAACTGAGGAACAATCGGATCATAATTTTCCATAGAAAAATCTTCGATTGTCATATCATAGAAATTAGTTTTCTCTGGATTGAGTTTGAGCATTGGCTTACTCTGAGTATCAGAATTTTTCAGATTTTCTACACGTTTAAGCATCTCTTTTGCTTGATTGATGTGCCTATCATAAATCTGTTCATTTGCTACAAAATGTGTGAATACACCTGGTTTATAACCAGTATAGCGTGCAATCATCATAAGTAATGCTGCATATTGAACTTCATTAACCCCACCAGCACCAGAAGCCGTAAGCATATCTCCACTTCTCTGAATCAATACCATGTCAAGATATTTGCCACGCACATTCCATATTGTGTTGTAAGCGCATGGTGCAAGACCGGCTGTTTCTCTTAAATCATTTTCTTGCCATAAGGAAACGACTTTTCTCCTGCCGTATGGATCTTTCTTGATATCATCAATGAGCTTATTGATTAAATCATATCTTTTTACGGTTGCGCCGTATCTCTGCCCAATAGTTCCATCTCCGATATCCCAGTCTTTCCACCAGGTAACTCCCATTTTTTCCATTTCTGAGATACTATTTGTCGGTCTTTGATAGATAGTGAAAATTTCTTTGATACCAGTTTTCCATGCGATTCTTCTTAAAGAGCAAATAGGAAATTCGCCTTTTGATAAATCGTAGGTTCGGCAAACATGGTTCACTGAATATGTATGTGCCGGTACTCCGTCTGCATACTTAGGTCGTGGGTTCTCATCAATATATCCATTTTCAAGGATATTCTTGATGTCTCTTTCCATATACTGATCTGCTTTGTTCATGCTAATCCTCCACAATGAACGCTTTCAGTTTTTCTCTGATTTCTCTGCATTCTTCAACATCATCTGATGAAATTCTCAGCACTAATTCCCTTGAAAGATCAACACTAAAAATTCCCATGATTGATTTTGCATCAATGATATATCTGCCAACAATAATATCCATGTCCGGCTTAATAGTAGATGTAATCCGGCAGAAATCCTTAACTCTATCTATAGTACAAAGACTAATTTTAAATTCGTTAATCATTCTTCTCTCCAATCATTGTATTCTTCTTCCCATTCTGTCTCATGTATGCCGTTTGCTTTTTTCGCACATTCTTCTGAGCAATATGTTCCGTTCATATCATCTGTAACATAATACTCGTCTTCGTATAATTCTTCTCCGCATTCGTCACAAGTTCCACGAACTCTCCTAACAGCATTAGGGCATCTTGGGTGGCAAGGGTTCTGTAAACATATTGAACACATGTTTATCATTCTCCTTTATTATTGTCTGTTTATGATGTTTTCATAAATTTCAAGACCAAAAGCTACGGCTTGACTTTTCATATTTTTACTACCTTTACTTTTTCCGTCCCAAAATAAAACAAGAACTCCAAAAGCATCGTCTGAAGAAGCATATACCGCCATGTCTCTGTTCCTTTTGTGTCCTGCTAATGCATTATAGCTTCCATACGAATTTGTAATAACTCTACATGGTGATACATTCAAATTATTCCAGTCAGCCGGAAATTCTTTAAGTGCAAGATTATATTTATTGGCGAATCTTACTGCCAATGTATCTGCTCCTTTTGCCATTCCACTAATAATTTCCAGACTACATGGGTTTATTTTGAATAATCTCTCTTCTTTATTGATAACGAGAATATTATATTGAGGATATTCTTTATTGAGATGAAACAACACTTTAAACATTGTGGATTCAAATAAATTGTAATCCTCAAAAAATCTTGATCCGGCAATAATTATCCTCAACATAATTCTCTCACTTTCTTAGTTCTTGTTTATTGTATCACGTTTTCCAAATTTGTCAACGCATTTATTATAGTTTGTTTATCCGTTATTAGTTACAGTATTTTTCAAACACATTGTTAAAATGCTTGTTGTTGCACAGCTTACGGATAATGCACATTGCAAGTCCAGTTTCTTTATTGAACGTATCACCAGCATGGCATTTAGTCACTGTCTTAGTACCATCTTTCCAGAACACGATAGTTGCTGGATCATTAAATACGACATTTTCAATCTCTTTTTCCAGGTCGATATTCTGAGAGATGCTAACTTCTGCTTCTTCCTCTGCAATGTCATCAATAATATCGGAAATAATTTCTCCGAATACACAACCAAGCATTGCTGCCATCATTTCATCAGTTACTTCTACATTTTCATCTTTTTTGCATTCACATTTACACATAATCTTTCTCCTTCTTAATTCACTTTGTTTAAAATCATTTTGTTTGATACGAAACCAGACGCACCTTTATGACCTCCACCGCCATATCTTTCGGCAATTTTTGAGCAATCAACATCCGGCTTTTCTGAATAAATGGAGTATTTGTATTTTTCTCCATTGAATGCCCAAATTGCAACAATCGGATAATCTTTGATTACTTCCCCGAATACTAAGCTGTTGCAGCTTCTATTTACAACCAGGCATTTAATACCGTCAATTCTTGATTCATATGCATAGGCATTTCTGTATGCTTCATACTCTTTCTCTACATATTTAGAAATGACAGTACCGTTATGTACCATTTCAGCAAGTAAAGGATTATCCTTACTGTTTGAATCTTTTACAAGTTTATTCCAGATAATATCTAGTGCATCATAATCCGTAGATTCGAGTGCATACTTGAAAAACAGCGATTCTTCATATTTAAACTGCCAGCAATCAAAATCACTAACATATTTTACGAAGAGTGGGATATCATCAAAATCACATCCCATAAGGTACATCCATGTTAATCCAGCTCCACTAATTCCTTCCTTTCGGATTCCTTTAATACTGCTGAATTCTGGATATTTAGCAAGAATATCCATACTTGATGAATGGTGATCGCACCAAATTAAATCACAGTGCTTTGTTTCAACGATTTCTTTCAGCTTATCTACTGTATTTACCGAGAATGACAAATCTACAAAATAGACTGTTTCACCATCTTCAATAAGCTCTGTTGGAATTTCACCATCATAGTTGTACATGATGTAATCTTTTTCGTTGTAATTTCCTGTTACTCTTGCAACGATTGAGCCAGCACACTTACCGTCCATATCGTTATGATAGAAACATTTCATTATTTTTCCTCCGCTTCATCCAGTGCAGATGACATGAAGCACATAGTCTGGGCACTATTTAATGCATCGGCACTTACACCTCTTGCGACTGATACAGATTTTGATGCTGCAGAAAATACTTTTTCTGTGCCACTCTTACTTGCTCTGTATGTTTTTGACAACATACTACTGATTCCCAGATCATTGCTAACCTGCATGGTATCAATATTCGCACCTAAGAACGTAAACACCCAACTGTATTTTTCACGCTGATGCTTAATCATTTCTTTTACTGTATTCCAGTCAAATTCATGGCTTGCATTCTCATAACCATCAGTGATAATTGTAAATACAACTTTTTCAGGTCGTTCTTCTTCCGGCATATCTGCAAGTCTGTTTCCGACATGGTTGATTGTTCTTCCAACGGCATCAAGCATGGCTGTCATACCTTCTGGTCTGTATTCTTTGTCAGTTAAATTCTGAACTTTTTTGATATCAACGCCATCGTGAACCATGATGTATCTATTGTCGAAAAGAACTGTAGTTACAAGTGCATCGCCATCTTCTTTCTTCTGGTCGGTAAGCATTGTATTATAACCACCAATTGTTTCCGGCGCAAGCCATTTCATTGATCCGCTCATATCAAGAACGAATACCATCTGTGTCAGATTTTTCTTCATCTTCATTTTCTCCTTTTTGTTTTATCCCTATCATTCGCTGCATTACTTTAATAATACAATCATGACAGGTACACTTTTTAATATCGTCCGTAAGTAATAACGGACATACGCAATTTGCTCCACAAATAGGTAGGTTAATTATTTTTTGACTTCCTGGAAGAAACACCCTTGTTGCATAATGAACTGGTGTATCTAATCCAAAACCTAATGTTGGAGATCTTTGCGAATTTACCACGAATTTAGGCTTTCGTGCGATTACTGGCTGTATCATTCACCTATTTTCCTTTCGTATTTTCTCATTTTTGTTACTACATTTTTGTCTAATTCATAAAATGGATCTGAACCCAAAACATTTACAATAAGCTGACCAAACCGTAATTCAGGTAATTTGTCCCACACTTTACGGACTGCATCAAGGACAACATCATGTGTGATATTTTCGCCATTCAGTATACTTTTAGCAATTTCTACATGGTATTCCAGTAGTCCAGTTTTCATGGAAGTCTGTACAAGATTCGTTCCTGTAAATTCACACATATCTGCATCGTCATCTAAAATAACAAATGCATCAATTTCTTCTTTTGCATTTTCAAGCCACGCTCTTATCTCATCTCCACGCTGCACTTCCGGCTTATTTATGACTGGTGTAATATCATACACTTCCATCTGATATTCTGCCAATCTATCTGTAAGTGTTTTGAAGATTTCCTCTCCATACCACGAATTACGACCACTTTTTGAACAACCAATTCGCCATGTTGATGATACAACTATTTTTGCTTTGGTTGATTCGACTAACTCTTTTAATAATGCCAATGGTCTGTCAAACAGCTCACTTTTTCCTTTTGCTTCTAACAAATCTTTTTCTGAGTTCAACACACCGTCAACATCAAGAAAAATCACTTTCATATAATTTCTCCAATCAATTCAATAATCCTTTTTCATATTTTTCTAGTTTCTCAACAATTAAGTCGTTTGGTAGAAAATCTTTACAAAAATATGCAGTTGCAAATGGACTTCCCTCTATTGTAGAATTCATGTTTTAACGAAGGAGTGTGATAAATTGGCAAACAACATTGGTTATTTAACCAGTAGTAAAACACCTGAACACCAAGAATTATATACACCATATTATGCGGTTGAACCAATCGTAAAATATATACCGAAAAGTTATAGAATATGGTGTCCGTTTGATGCTGAATGGTCTTCGTTCTATCAAACATTTAGGGAAAATGAATTTGATGTCATCAGATCCCATATAGATGAAGGGAAAGATTTCTTCTTATATGAACCTGATGACTATGATGTGATAATCTCAAACCCACCATTCAATATCAAAGACCAAATTCTTGAAAGATTATATAATCTCAATAAACCATTTGCAGTTTTGCTACCACTGAATACTTTACAAGGAAAAACTAGATATAAATATTTCAAAAATGGAATACAAATACTCAGTTTCGACCAACGGATAGGATTTCATAATAGACAAAACATGAATTTTATTTATCTATTGTGCCAACATACATATGGATATTTTTCAATATCTTTTAGTGTGCCTCCATATCTGCTTTATGGAGAAGCATGATTTTGTCGTACAGCTCATCTCCCCATAATTTCTTGTATTTGCTCTGCATCTTTGTGTTATTATCTTTCTCCCAGAAGTACGGGAACATATGCCACTGGATCAATGCAAGAATTTCAAGCCTGTCATTTTCCTCTACAAATCTGAGATATCTAACCGCATCATATGCAGATACAAGGTGATGCTGGTAGTAATGTGCGTATTCACAAGGATTGCCTTTACTGTCTTTATACCCTTTTGTAAAAGACTTTCCAATATCATGAAACAATGCTGCCGTACATAAATTGAAATCCGGCGAATCCATTGTCATCGTGAGAGCGTTCAGATAACATGCGATGCAATGATTTCCGATGGATAACTGATGATGTGGATTGTCATGGTCAATATTACAAAGTCCATTTGGCATCTCATAGAACAATTTTGTTAAGCTATTTCCATTTATTATTGCGTGTTTTAAATTAAAAATAATAGAGTCCCAACCTTCATAATACTGTGGTATGTAAATGTTTTTGTACATTCGTGCAATCGCATATTCCGGTACAACTCTGTCTCTCTTTTTGTTCTGTTCAAGACACATTTTATATGGAGTCCATACAAAATAGCAAACTTTTCTGCAATCAATCTTTTTAAGTTCACGCAAGAATGCCATTCTCTTTTTATAACTGATATTACATGCATCATAAATTGCACAACCGTCTGTCCCCTGATGCTCTATCAGATATTCCTTAATTCTTCTATGAAGCGTTTGAAATACTTCTTTATCCTGATCCATACACTCTTCTGAACCAGTAAGTTCTTCTCTGATACTATCTGACGAAAAAATTGTACCATGATACGTGTCCTTTATATCTTTCGCCAAAGTAGATTTTCCACTTCCAGGCAAACCGACCATCATCACGAAAGTTGGTTTTTCCATTACTCTTCCTCACTCTCTTCAAAAATTTTCTTATAGTCTGTTACGCCCATTTCGTTAAGTTTTCTATAACCTGGGCATTTATCACTTCCATATTTGATATAATTGTTTTCTATACCAAAATACTTGTTTCTGACATATGACTTAAATTTCGGTGGAACATTTTCATGTACCCAAATCATAAAGGTCTTTCTGTCAGATTTTGGAGCTTTTGAGTACCATTTAGAAGTTTCTGATTCCATGTCTGAAATATATCCTCGAACAATTTTCTCAACTATCCGTACTCTTGGTTTGTATGCTGCCGGAACTTTGCTATATAAATCATCAACCTTATCTTCTGCCACACTCTGAATAATCAGATTGATTGAAGAAATTTTTGATAATACTCTATGGATTTGTATATAATCATCGCCTTTCACTTTAATCATGTGACCATCAATGTTAATTACAAATCCTTCCATTTCATCCGACTTGATTGTTTTGACTTCTTCCAATACTTCATCAAAAGTTTTGTCAAAAATCTCTGTCATCGGCACATGATATTTAGCAGCATACTCCGCAACTTCTTTATAAGAATACTGTCTGCCGGTATTCACATCTCTAATACCAATCAGATACAATCCTTCTTGCTCTTTCGTGTATTTGACAACGTGGGCATCTGGCAATGAAATATATTCGTAGATAAATGTAAGACTTGGATTTTCTTTTGCCATGCATTTATTATTGTCTGTTAGTCGTAAAATTCCATCGGCTAATCTCCACGACATATCAGGGTTAATCGCCTGACTGCCAGACATGAAGATTTCGCCGTTATACCAACGTACACACTGCATACTTCCATCAAGTTTATTTGTGATTTCAACAGTTTTTGCATTCTTGATTTCTTCTGTCACGACTTTTATATCATTTTCTGGACACTCGTTCAAGTTTCTGAACTTCTTAAATGGTGCAATGACAATTTCCTCTGTTTTGAGATTGATTACCACACTCCGGCACTCCAAGAAAAATCCATTATCTGCATTCCAGAGGTCTTCAACAGTAATTTCGTATTGACCATCACCGGCTGAACTGAATTTACCATATCGGACAAGGATAAGATCCCCCTCCTGATTTATTTCAAGATATTTGATTTTTTCTTTGGCTGTTTCATCGTTGAGTGTCTTAATCCAGTATTCTAAGCATGATACCGTTTTGGTAGTATCATTCTCTTCAATCTCATATTTTTTGTATTCAACTTTGCCGAACTTTTTCAAATAATTATGTTTGATGTTCATTGCAAAATTAAAAACTGGATTCCATTCAAACATTGCTAACTCCTTTCTTAGTATATCATATTTTTATATAATGTCAACATTTATTTTGGTTTGTTTATGCCAAAAAATATCCTTTTTCCAATACTTCAATATAGTATGATTTCTTCCACCATTCAGTACACTCGCCTATATGACCATAACAATCATATTCAAGTTTTACTTCATACATCGGTTCTTTTAACTCATAGTTCGGATCATACTTTTTCATTTCTTCTTCATATCGGTCAGAGATATCCGTTGCACTGATAATTCTTCGTATATAATGCTCGACTAGATTCATTTAGAATCCCTCCCGGTTTTCTTCAGAATATAATCAAGTGTTCTTGGTGTATACATCATATATGGCAACATACATCCTACATTATATGCATTTTTCATCTCTTCATTATACAAGATATTGTGTGTCGGCGTTTTCCCGTCTTCACTCAAATTATTATGTACATGACCGTATAAATGATAGCTGCCTCTATGCGACTGATCCCACACTGCTAATGGATAGTGGCAAAGTACAACAATTCTTCCTTCATCATTGATTCTTTTCAAATCATAAATTCCCTGGAACAATTTCTTACATTTTCCATCTTTAATCCAACTATCATGGTTTCCAATAATCAGGTATCGGTTCTTACACTTAATCTGTTTAATCAGTTCTGCAGTCTTATCCGGCTTATACCATGACACATCACCCAACAAATAAAGATTATCCCGTGGCGATACTCTGTTATTGATATTTGCGATAATCGCTCTGTCCTGTTCTTCTAACGATTCAAAAGGTCTGTGGTCAAACCTTCTCATTGCATTCTCATGTCCTAAATGTAAATCTGCAATATAAAAATTACTCATAATCTAGCTTAATAATCCTCCTTCAAAAATCCTTTCTTTCGTGCGCAATCTAGGCAATAATTGTATCTGCCATAAATTGTTCTTCCACACTTTCTGCATTGATGCCCTTTTGAAATTGATGTACCATATGGTGTACCAAGTGCAATGTAACACGGCTTACAATATGTATAGTTATCGGCACAATAACCACCACATCTCTGACAAAATCCCATTTTTATTCTTTTCCTTTTCTCTTATTGTAGTCTTCCCACGGTATTCTTACTTTGTATTTATGGCTTTCATAGTACGTTGTGCTTACACCACATGTTTTCGCCCAGTAATCAAGAATTGCTTGTAATCTTTTTATTTCTTCATCAGGGATATCGTCATATGCATCTTCGTATAAATCTTCGGTTGCCTGTTCCGCAATACTCTCTGCATTTATACTCATTTCTACCGGCTCAGTTACCCACACATATTCCGGGCGAACATCTCCATACTCTTCGTGTTCATTTTCCCAGTCATCGAAAAACTCTTCCCAGTCATTAAAATAACCATTATCGTGTGTGTATTCTTCTGAAAAGAAATATTCATAATCTTTCTGCTTTTCCTCTGATAAAAGTGGTGCTTTCTCAAATTCTTCTCGCTTTTTCTGTTCTCGTAATTTCTCGTCTATGGTTCTTTGCTGTTTACAATTATGCTTTGTATATCCACGCTGAATTACTTCTCCACACAATTTACATCTGAGAATCACTCCATTAAAGCAATATTGGCAAAAAGTAATTGCTTGATGTTTGTATGGAAACCATACTTTTCTGTCTGGATCATCGGATAATCCGTATAGGTTATCTCTTATCACCATACCAGTGCCATGACAATAAGGGCAGATTTCCTCATTGTCATGTAAGTCTTTTACCAAATTAGCATTAACAAGTTTTTGAATATATTCTTTATCGGAAACAATGACTCGCTTTGGTTTTATAAATTTCCCCATTTGTAATCATTCTCCTTGTTTTGAAACTGCTTTATTCAAATAATCTGCAACTTCAAGAAGTGCCTTTTCGCCACTGAATACTGTAACTCCATTTGCTTTAAGCATATTTTCTACAGCTTTCAAGCTATGTGCCATCTGCTTAGATTCTCCACTTCTCTCATATGTTTTATACAAATTAAGGAATATTGTTTTCTCCGGGCGTTTGTTTGAATCGTCAACAACTTCCGCAATTGAATAAACACCTTTAATTCCGTTAGTAATACCATACAGAACATAATCAGAAGTTTCTCTTTCATGGACTTCTCTCAGTCTGTCTTCCTCACTCCAATTCTTCACAATTGGATTGTAATAGTCACATTTAAGTAATGGCTGCAACTCATCTTGCCATTTCCAACCGGCACATGTGCCACCTAAAAATACTTTCATTTTATTACCACTCCCATTTTCTTTCCTATCCAAAACGTTCTGATACACATTTGAATGGTACAATATCTAACCAATCCAATTTTCTTGATACTAAGTAATCATAAATAGCTATTCCAAAGCCATTTGTGCAAATGATTACTTGATTCGCATTATATTTTCTACACATTACTTCAATGTAAACCGCTGCTTCTTCAACACTTTCTTTGCAGTGTTTTACATATCCTCGTTCTGAATTTGGTAGAATAGCTGTAATTGTTGTATCATATATTCCAGCGTCAACATAGACAATAGGATTTGAATTTGTACCAAGTGATTCTCTTTTCTTAATACGATTTAGTCTTTCTTGTTCTTCCTCAGTCCTTCTACATCCTGTATGCTGAGTTTTCTTATGCACGCAATCAGCATTACATCCCTGGCATGGAGTTTTGCCATCTTGAACTAATAGCCAAACCATCATTCCATCTAGTTTACAATCTGGTGGAACATAACCTTGCTTGACACACAACCTTAACATATCCATTTGATTGTACCTCCCAATAATTTACTTACATATATCTGCAATATGCAGACATAATTCTTCTGGTATAACACTTCTCTGTACAGCACCCTTTAAGCCTTGTGTGCCTGTTTTACTCCCTCTAGGTGCTTTCTCATGACATGGATCACCATTATGGCACATTGGCTTAAATTGAGGATTCGGGTGGTTAGTCCATATATCCGTAGGCTTCATTCTTGTGTCACCATACTGGCAGTATGTAACTGTGTATCGTGGCAATCCTTGCATGAAATCCATTTTTCTCATTCCACCTCTAGGATTTTCGATGAACCAATATTTAGGCTTTAATTCTTTGATAAGCTCTAATGTATGTTTCACAAGCTCATCAGATAGCTTTGCAAAATCACTTACAGGATCAAGACTGCCGGTTTCAACATTCTTCTTTCTGTGATGTGATATTGCAGCGATAGAATAACTTGTACATGGTGGACTTGCCCAGATTACATCTGGTCTACCGAATCTCTCAATAATATCTTTTGCCGATACTTCCATGATATCTGTATACCAATCTATGTTTTTATGTTGTCGGTCAAGTTCTATCGTGAAAGTCTCAAAACCCTTGATTTCAAAGGCTTTTGCGATACTACGTGTACCGCTAAATAAATCTAAACACTTCATTGTAGTTTTACTTCCTTTCTCAAATTGCGTATATTACGTGATTACAAACAACCAAATCAAAACATAGTTTTATTTAGTTTTCTGGCTGTTTGTAACCTCAATCTGGCATGATTTCATGACTTCAAGTGCTGCTTTATGCTTCTTAGTAGTCACACCAGCACAACAACTTTCATCAACTGAAATGTTCCAGGACGGGTAGAACATTCGTAATGCAAGTGCATTTGACACTACACAAATATCAGTGCAAAGTCCCACCAACTCAATACTGTATTCATCTACAGTGCCGAAAATATCTTTCCAGTTCTCATACCCAAATGTTACCTTGTCAATGAATGAGCAGTCTGGATATTCTTTGCAGTCATCAACTAGCTCTGGAATAATTCGCCATCCCTCTGTACCATAGATACAATGTTCAACTGGCAGATTCTTACCTTCCAGTGTTTCCAGATAATTTTCTCTGTGTGTATCTCTAGTGAAGATGATCTTATCGCCACGCTCCATGTATTCGGTAATTTTAGCTTTAACTTTGCTTACAATGGCTTCTGCATCTTTTGATCCCAGAGAGCCACGCACAAAGTCCTCCTGCATATCAACGACAATCAATACTTTTTTCATTCTTCAAAACCTCCATTTTCTTACAATTAAGTTTTCTTTGAATCGCATAACAACTATCCTGGCAGTCGCTACATTTAATATTTGTTTCTAAAAAGAAATCACACTTAGCAACACTGTTACAAATCACATAGTCTTGTGTTGCTTCTTTTCCTTGCATAGATACGATGTGTTGGCAAATCAGTGTGCCATCGTATAACTTTTCTCCATAAAGACAACTATCACACTTTCGCATTTTTCTTACCTTTACCGTATTTTCTGATGAATTCTCTTACCGGCTGCAAATTACCAAATACTTCTGTAGCACGATTTTCTTCCTGATGTTTGTATTTCAATACGTCTTCCATGTCATCTTCTGTTGGTCTGTAATATCCACTACCATTCTGGATATTGATAATGACAGTTTTCTTCCTTGCCTTGCTGATTAAATCTCGCATGATTCTGTCAGAACAGCCAACTTTGATTGCTAAGTCATCTCTACTAATGGCATTTTCTCTACCATATGGAATATACTTCACAATATCATCATACATATTGTTTCTCCTTTATTTATGCTTGTTTTAAGCATTCTTTGAAATCACGAATCCTATTCTGAGCAATGTCAAAATATTTATCGTCCATTTCAATTCCAATATACTGCCTGTTTGTATTAAGTGCAGCTACACATGTACTGCCACTTCCAACACAATTATCAAGTACCAGTTCACCTTCATTTGTATAAGTCTTGATAAGATACTCCAATAATCCAACGGGTTTTTGTGTCGGATGAATGGCTGATTTCTGAATGTCTTTTGAGAACTTAATCACGGATCTAGGATATCTTTCTGTACTATCGTATGTAGTCAGTCCATATTTCTCATAATCCGTAGTCTCTTTACAATTCTGCTTATGTTCCGCTTTGCTTACTTTTCTTACATGCCCAGTCGTTTTCTGAGGATTGTATGTAGGCAATTTCTTATAAAATACGCAAATATCCTCATGCGCCCTAAGTGGCATTTTCTTAGCATTCAAAAATCCTGTCGGTTGTGTTTTCTCCCACACAAGATTGTACCGCCACATTTTTCTGTTGCTCTGCATCAAGTCAGCCGTGAACATTCCGTTTGCAAATAGTACGATTGCACCGTTATCTTTAATAATTCTGTTATACTGCTGCCATAATGGTTCAAACGGTATAACAGAATCCCATTTATTCCGGGCAGTCTGCCCAAACGGAAGATCACACAAAATCATATCAACACTATTCGTTGGAATATCTTTCATCAATTCCAGGCAGTCACCTTTATATATTTCGTTGACTTCCATTACTACTCCTAATAACTATTTTATTTGGAATAGCTTATTTAGCCGTTTTCAGACAAAATTATGAGTAAATAATAGAAGTCTTAGTTTCTGGAATCACCTATATTACGGTGTTCCAGTATCATAGATAAAATAGTTATTTTGTCCGTTTCCACTCTTCTTCACGGATTTTCTCTTCTGAATATCCCCGTCTTCTGAG